ACGTTAATTAACTCTCTCATTTTCAATCGATTACATAAGAATTAACAGAGTATTGATATATGTACCTTTGTGGAAAACTTAATTAAGATGGACGAAATACAGACCCTTCTGCTATCCACTCTACCTCTATGGATTACTGAGGATGCCTACCGTCAGCTGATGGTAGCTGCATTCCCATTGAATGGTAAGGTGGTAAGCTTCGAACAGAAAAAAGCCGAACAGGCGATGAGTATTCCTGAGATTCGGGAATATCTCAAGACTCATACATATTATCAGTACGAGACACATGATGCGCTGTTAGCGATATCTGCCAAGGTATCGCAGAGAGATGAAACGAAAAGTGCACAACTCACGGATGAATACGATTCGCCATCTCTGGATGATGGTACAATCGCATATCATCGTGTATTCGGAGTTGTGACAGCAAACAGCTACTGGTATTTTTCTTCCAAACAGCTGGAACAGGATATTATTGCCGCTGAGAACAACCCTCAGATATCCGCTCATCTCCTTCATATCAATTCTCCTGGAGGAGAGGCATGGTACATGGATCGCTTGAGCGAGACTCTTCGTAATGCCAAGAAACCGATACTTGCTATCTACGAAGAATACTGCGCATCGGCAGCCTATTACATCGGCTGTCATGGCCAGAAACTTTACGCCACAACGAATCATGACTTCGTCGGATGTATCGGAACCATGTGCTCATTCTGGAACTTTGAGCCATACTTCGAGAAGTTGGGGCTGAAGAAAATTGTAGCGAAGGCTACCAATTCTAGCCGGAAGAATAAGATTTTCGAGGATCTGAAGGATGGTAAGTCTGAAGACTATATTAAGAATGTTCTTGATCCGATGAATGAACAGTTCCTGGCAGAAGTGAAATCTCAGCGATCCAAACTGGCAGAACTGGATGATGACGCTCCGGTACTTCAGGGCGAGAGCCTATATACCGCTCCAGCCGAAGAAGTCGGTCTCATCGATGGTAAGCGCACCTTACTGGAGGCGATTGCGGAGGTGGCGCAACTGGGAGAGGCCTATATGGGGACGCAAAGCCTTTATGGATTTAGCTAATATATTATTTTTGTTTGATCTAAGTTGTTTTAATATTTAAATGATTGATTTATGAATTTCAAAGCAAAGTTAAACAAAGTTCTCGAGAAACTTGGTTTCGTCAAGAAATTCGAGAACAAGAGTCTTACTGCGGAAGAGTACAAGACTCTTTGCGAGGAATACCAGAAAGAGTACCAGAGCACTCTCATGGATGACCTCGCTGCGGAGAATAGTGCAGCCGAGCAGGCTGAGCATCAGAAGCAGATCAATGAGCTCTATGCTATCGTATCTAAAGCTAACAAGTCAAAGGATGATGATCCTGACGATGATGAAGGTGACGGAGGCGATGACGATGATGATGCAGGAAAGAAGAACGAGAACAGACAGAATGTATCGTTCGAGAAACTCTCTACAGCTGTCAACACTCTCGCTGAGAATATGAAGAAGATGGCCAATAGTACAGCAGATGACAAACCTGCTGCTCATGTTACTGCTCCTTCTATTCCTATTAACGGTTTCGAAACTAACGCTAACTACCTTTTTGGTATCGAGCATTCTATGTTCGATATGAAAAAGCGCTGGAACCGCATTGTCGCTAATCCTGAGATAGCTTTAGCATCTACGCCAAACGAGGAGACAGACGGTAAGGCATTCCGTTCCGAAGCGATGGCGTTCGCGAGATCACTCCAGGAACGTTACAAGTATCACCAGGTACGCAACGAACTCGGTAACGTCAAAGCTCTCGCTTCCGGCCAGTTCGCTACTAATTACTCAGGCGTGGATAATGTCGGATTGGGTGACCAGTTCGTCATCCTTCGTCAAGATGCGCTTATTGCCCGAATCCTTGAGCTTCGTAATCTCACAGAGTTCTTCCCTGTTCGTTATGGTGTCCAGGATCGCGATATTCTCTTCAACGCATTCTTCGACGAGGTATCTCAGGGATACCAGGAAGGTGAGATCTACAAGGGTGGCATGCAACTTGAGAGCGAGATGGGATATGTTGATGATGCGATGATTAAGGTTAAGTTCGGCCCAATGAAGGAACTTGAGCGCAAGTATATCGCTTATCTCAACAAGGAAGGCTCTGATCCTATCAAGTGGTCTATGGTTGAATTCTGTCTCCTCAACCTTCTGAAGAAGGCTCAGGACGAGCAGAACCAGCGTCGTATGCGTGGTATTTATGTAAAGCCAGAGGCTGGCCAGCCATCAAGCTACCTCAATGCAGGTACAGGTATCTGGTACACCTTGCTCCGTTACATCCACGATTACAGCATTAAGCCATTTGCCAATAAGAGCTACAATACTTATACATCAGCTAATATGCTGGATGCGGTTAAGGAGTTCATTACCGACGTTAAGACTCACCTCTCTGAGGGCATGACCATCGATAACCATGTTCTCTATCTCAACGAGAACCATATTGACTGGTGGCTTGCTAACTGCCGCGAGACTTATGGCAAGGATCAGGACTTTACCGGTCCTAACGGCTACAAGAACCGTGTTCCAGACTCTACCATTCAGATTAAGTGGCTCCCATACGAGGGCAAGTCATGCTGGATGTTCATGGACGTCCCTGGCAATATTCAGTTCGTAGAGAACCTTCCTGGCGAGATGTTCGCCGTGAAGATGGAGGAACAGATGGAGACGGTTCGCGCCTGGAGTACCTGGAAGGAAGGTTGTGGCGCAGCCTTTACTGGCCGCAAGTTTGACAGCAAGGCTGCCATGGACGCCAACGATTACGAGTTCCAGCAGATCTTCACAAACCTTCCGGCTACCATCATCGGCGCAGAAATTAACGGTGCAAACGGCTTCTGGCAGATTACAGATGCTGCTACTACAGCAACCGCTATCGAGGATATCACGAATGCGAAGGCTGGCGTAGCTTACTGTATCGAGATTGGCGAGGATGATACCAAGCATCAGCTTACCATCGCCAAGAGCGACAAGTTTGCGAATATTACCGCAGCATGGACTCCTAGTCAGGCTGGCGACTACATCATGGTTATTCTCGGTAAGGACGAGAAGTTCCGTGAGCTCGAACGTCGCGTAGACGGCAAGCGAACCATCAATAAGGCAGTCCAGCCTAATGTTCCTGGCGGCCGCTGATCTTAATTATATATATGTTGTTAATTCGTAGGCGAGGTACATTGTACCTCACCTACATTTTCAGAAAATAATTATGGATAAATACAATATTCCAGTACGATCCCGTACTTATAACCCAAACAAGGGGTATCATTATGCCCAGCATAAGGGCCGTCTTCTCTTCATGACGCTCATTATGCTGCTCGGCATCGTTTCACTTCTGCAGATGTTAGCTGATCCTACATCTACCTTCGGTATAGGTGGCACAGGAGTATCTATGGCTTCGTTCGTTGCGCTGACATCTATCGATGATGTGACAGACCGAGATACCCATGGTTCCGCCATTGCTTACCAGGTGGTATTGGTCCCTACGACTTTAATTGACCTATCGAAGGCCTTCCCTCAGCCGGATAAAGACCGCATGGTCAAGGCAATGCCGTTTAAGACGGCTGCTGCCGACACTTTAAAGGCATTTCTCTTCGATGCTCATGATATTCCTACGTTCACGGCTACGACAGAGAAGGGAGATATTACGACGTCCGGCGAGAATAACCTGGTAGTCATTATGGGTGGTACTCGCGCGGTTCTCTATAACTTCATCGAGCAGTATGCTGGTGGTAAGTTTATCATTCTCTATAAGCATGTAAAGGAGACCCAATGGTATATCGTCGGCGAACCTGAGCGCCCTATGATTCTCAATAACACAGAAACTAAGGATGATAAGGATGGCCGATATACAACCTTCACCTTCAAGCGCACATCTGTAGACCTTCCTTGTCTGTATGCTGAGGATCCTCTTGGTGTGACAGCTGCCGAGGCTGCCGCTCATTCAGATACGGCTCCTGGCACAAAGCAGAATACGGCTTCAGGTTCTTCAACCGGTAAGGCAGTTTCTTAATGTTTTCATTTTATTTAATTATTGGTTAGTTTTAAAGGTGTGTCGCCACAAAAAGGTGGCGCACCTTTTATAATATATATAAGGTATGATTAGTAGAAGAGAAAAATTGCAATTATTCAATAAGCTTAGAGGAGTCGGACACGCTGAAGCCGACCTTGCTCTCCTGGAGGATGTAAACCCTCGCCATCCTAAACTTACTCGTTTCGCCCGTGACCCGAAACGGTATGCAGACGAAATACTCTACGCCCTTTTGGATGAGTGCGATGAAGGAGATATCGTAGATCATCGAATCTATTTCGAGAAATTAAACGATACTTCAACTGAAGAAGAGCAGGGACCTGCAGATGGTTCGAGTGATACTTCAGCCGAAGGAGAACAGGAGCCTGTAGATGGTTCGAGTGATGCTTCAACTGAAGAAGAACAGGAGCCTGCAGATGGTTCAAGTAATACTTCAGCTGAAGAAGAGCAGATACCTGATGATGGTTCAAGTAATACTTCAACCGAAGAAGAGACTTCTGAAGGTGAAAGTCAGCAGGAATCAGAACAGCCTGATTCTGCCGACCCTGGCGAGGACTCAAAAAAAAAAAGTAGTCCAGAAAGAAGAGGAATATCCTAACATCGACTGGGATAACCTCTATAATGAGGACGTGCAGATGGCAACCGTCATCTATAACGACCGCATCAATACCTGGCGCAAAATGAAGAAACTCGACGAGCTTCTGGATAAGAAACCAAAGGCGAACGATGTGGCTGCCATGGCAGAACTCCGCATCCGCAACCTTCAGGCATTCGATGAACTGAAGGCTTACAACGATACCGGAAAGTTTCTATACAAGCATCCATTACTGAAGGGCAAGTCGGAATTCGATGAGCTCGTGAAGCTCTTCAAGAAGGATCCTGCCGAGTTTCTTCATAAGCATAAGAACGTGCTTGATAACATCAAGCGCTATAAGAGCTACATTAAAAGAGATGACCGCAAGGACAAACGTGCCAGCGACCGTGAGAACCTCCAGCGCCATCAGGAGCGTGAACGCATGTTCAAGATGGTGATGGAGCAGTATAGTGACAAATCAGATAAACCAGATGGACAAGATGGATAAGACGGAACTACGAAAGGTTGTAGAAACCTGCGTTTTAATGGCCAAGAGATTGGAATGTGTGCTCGAACAGTCTCAGCTTAAGGCAGACAAGAAGATAGCTGAGATGGCATCCGAAGGAGACCTCGATTCCATCAAGCTTCTGAATGAGCGCATGCAGGATCGGGAGGAACTTAAACTGAGAAAGGAGTTGTTCGGCGTATGAAAAGTGAGATAGAAAAACTGGAAAGTGTACATCCGGATCTTATCACCACCTTCCTGACCACGGGCGATGGTGAAGGCATTCCGGAGGATGTGCAGACCTTCCTTAAGCAACTTCAATGGGCCGCCGAAATCTACGAGTATGAACGTAATATTACCCGTGGCGCCCGTCAGCTCAAGCAGCGCATTGCCGCGCAGCAGAAGATCACCCTCGATGTTCGTACCTGTATGACCCGCATCAACCAGGCGATATCTTACTTCAATGTGGATTGTAACGTAAGTATCAAGGTCTGGGAAAATGATTTTGCCAACAAGTACGAAGACCTTGCCAAGCTCTGTTGTGCCAAGCGTGACTATAAAATGCAGAAAGCCTGCATGGATCAAGCCCTGGAATGCCGCAGACGTGCATCCGAACAGGCAGAGGCAGATAGAGATCTCGGAGTTGTGTTCCTCATTACTCCAGAGGTTACCCCAGAAGAACTAGGTTTTCAGAAAAAGAACCTCAAGGAAATTGCCGGCAAGTACAACCGCGGTTTTTACATATCTCTCATCGATGGTTTGCCTATCGAGAGTTCTGAAAAGAAACGATTGCTTCGTGATGCTGATATTCAGGAAGCGGAAATAGTGGAGGATTTGAGCGATGAGCCAACTGATTTTGAATGATAATACCCTCGGTGAATTCGAGCATTACTACATGAACAACATGCAGCTGCTTGCCAACATCATCGATCCCAACATGCTTTTTGCCGAGGTTGCCCGTGCCGGAGGTAAGACCGAAGGTGTGACGGGTCCTCGCCTGATACGAGTTGCCAACGATATGCCTGGAGAGTTATCTTTCCTGGTACACAAGACGTATGTGGCGCTGATGACCAACGTCTGGCCTAACATCCAGGCATACTTCTCGCGTCAGGTAGTAGTAAACGGGCAACAGAGGTCCATGCTGGAATATGGTATTGATTACGTAGTAGGAGAGAGTACGCTGCCTTCCCACTTCCGCAAGCCGAGATACCCGATAGCGTATGCAAAGCATAGCGTGATATTCCGAAATGGCGCCCACCTTCAGCTGGTATCAAGCGACCAGCCGGAATCCGTTGCCGGTAGAAATGCCGTGCACGCTTTCGTTGAAGAGATGAAGCATAATAGTGGAGAAAAACTCAAGACCCGCCTGTTCCCGTCTTTACGTGGAGGTCCAGCCAATGTGCGCTGCTCTGCTTACTATGAGGGTGTTACGGGTGTGAGTGATACGGCTCGCGTCGACCTTGGCGAAGATGACTGGTTTGAGGATTATGAAAAGAAAGTGAACCCGAAACTTATCGAGGAGATTGCAACCGTCGCCCTGGAAGTTAACAGAAGTCTCTACCGCCTGTTCGTGCTCAAGCAGCAGGAACGAGACTCGAAAGACCCTGTTCTCCTGGAGAAGATGCGCCTTGAGTCTGTTAAGCTCAATGCCTTCGTGGCGAGATGGAAACCTCGTCTGGCAGATATGAGGCGTAATGCCATCTACTATATCCGCGCATCCTCTTTCTGTAATAAGGATATCCTGGGACCGAAGTTCTTCAAGACTCAGTTGGACACTCTTGATACAGACGAGTTCCTCACGGCTATCTGCGCCATCCGCCACAAGGAGGTAACCAATAAGTTCTTTATCAACTACGACCACGCAAAGCATCAGTTCAAGGATAGCTATAAGTATGAGTCCATTCTTCGCCTGAATCTGAAGGATAGGTTTATCCTTACGGCAGAGTATCTTCTGCACTACGACCCCAATGAACCGCTCTACATGGGATATGACCCTGGTAACTTCCAGTCGCTCATCGTTGCCCAGAAGAAAGATTACGGTAGGCGTCTCGACATCATCAAGGAGTTCTTTGCCTTCTTGCCTAAGGATTACAACGACCTCGTGGCAGAGGTGCACCAGTTCTTCGGATCAGCAGCCGTCAACAAGACGATTTATCTCTATCCAGACCGTGCCGGCAACAAGCGCAGGGAGGAACGGGAACAGATAACTACCGACTCACTCAATCTGAAGGCTGCCCTGGAGTCGTATGGCTTCATGGTGATACTCTATAACGAAGATGCGCCAACGATATACCATTGGCAGCAGTTCAAGCTCTGTCAGATGCTCTTTGGTGAACGCAGTCCGCTCCTGCCTATCATCCGTATCGACGAGAATGAGTGCAAGAACCTCTGCTCTGCCATCATGATATCCCCGCTGAAGAAAACGGACGGGAAAATAGAGCTAGATAAGAGTTCGGAGAAGAAACAGCAACTGAAGAACCAGGCAGGACTCACCACGCAGCTGCCTTCTGCGATGATTTACCTACTTTACGGCCTTTATTCTGATGCCGTGAAGGCGGAATTAAGTACATATCCTACCGATTTACCGGACAATTTCGAGATATAAACGCAGGATAATGCTGCATTTCTGCAGTAATAATTTTCACGGGCGTATCAATAATTTACGGAAAATGAAAGGGTATAAATGCTAAAATGCTGATAATCAGCCCAAGCGGACCGGCTGGGAGAAAAACTCCCAAAAACACCTCACCCAAACGTGCACGCACCGCTGGGAAGGGAAAGAGAGGTGCAGGCCTTACGTTTCTCGGAAATATGACAGGGAATAGGTGCAGCCGGTCTTTTGCAGGACGATAATTTTTCACTATCTTCGCATCATTATGAGCAAGACAAGTAAGAACATCATCATGGATGGCATCACGGCACTCCAGTGGGCCAGAGAGATCAGTAAGCTGCCGGATGGGGAGTTCACTCTGGTTTTCTTTCCTTACTCCAGGGCGAGAGGTGAGGCGAGCGCAAAGCTTCAGGTTCGCCGGCATTGCAAGTATCGAACTCAGTTGCCGAAGGAGCGGTTCGCCATCGATGGAGAGAACTACCTTCTCTTTACAGACGAAGATGGAGATCCAAAGATGTGCTACCGGATTCTCATCAGGTACATGGGCTTTCCTCAAGATGGATACAAACTTCACAAAATAAATTGGTTATAATTGGTTATGAAAGAATACGAAATTGATATGTATGGCAACGCCGGCATCTACCTTGCCGATGGCAATACCTTCACCTTCCAGCTAGGTGAAGGCGACTCCATCTTTGGTGCAGACCAGCTCTTCCAGTCGCCACTCCTGGAGTCTCCATTCGGTGGCACGCTCTGGATGCAGCAGCATCACTATCTGGGCATACAGGGATATCAGGTGTTGATGCGTGGCTACAACAACCAGCAATGCGACGAAGTGACCAAGGAGATCAAGGAGAACCGACTGCTCCCTCGTCTCTACTCTAAGGAGATCAAGATGCTCTATGGTCACGGACTCGCCGTGTACAAGCAGACTATTGAAAACGGCAAGCTGGTACGCAAGTACGAGGAACAGCCTGAAGTAATGGAATGGCTCGACTCCTGGAGTTCCCGCGGCATCCCTTCAGTTGAGGAGTTCTGCAAGACGTGCATCAAAAACTTCTATTACTTTGGCGACTTCTTCGTGAAGTGGCGCTTCACCCGGGGCAAGGTGATAGGTATGGGCAAGCCGGTGGCTGCGCTTGAGGCAATGGAGAACCGTTACTGCAGATTGGCAACTACCCGTCAGGACGTTGCTTCAGAATTGATTTCGTACGGCGACTTCAAACAGGTTGTAGTAGGGCGATTCTCCTATGGCTTATCGAGTTACTCGGTTTATCCGAAGTTCAGCTTTAACGAAGTTGACAACTATAAATATGCTGCGATCTCTCATCACAGAGAGAAATCAGTAGACGAATTCTATGGAGCCAACGAGACGCATCAGGGAGCTCGTCCGTACATTCAAGGTAGTAACAAGACAGCCCGATACATTAACAGTTTTCTGAAAAACTCGCTGGCTGCAAAGGTGCATGTCATTATTCCTAATGCCTGGATCCAGAGCAAGCGCACCCAGATGACCAAGCTCTGCGAGGAGAATAAGCGTCGCAAGGCGAAGGGTATGGAGTTACTGAAGTATAACGGTATCGATATCGGTACAGACTTCAAGGAGTCGTGCATGGTCCGGTATGTTCGTGACGAGGTACGCAAGTTCAGCTCCTATCTCTCAGGTGCAGACAACCAGGGCAAAGGTTTCTCTTCCATCTCCTTCATGGATGCCCAGGGGCACGAACAGTCGTGGAAGGTGGAGACCATTGACCTCAAGTATAAGGAGTATATCGAGGCGCTCATCTCCTACGACAAGCGTACAGAGCAAGCCCTTCTGTCTTCGGTAGGTCTCGATGCAGCCATATCTGCAGTAGATAAGGATGGCGTCATCTCGAAGAGTGGAAGTGATACCTATTATAATTATCTCATCTACATCATGTCGCTCACCTCAGAGGACGAAGTCTGCGCAGAACCGCTCAACTGGGCGTTGCGCATGAACTTCCCGGAACTCTACAGGCAGGGCTGCAGACTCGGGTTCTACCGCGAGGTCCCACAACGGCAGGAAGATATAACACCATCCCAACGACTTAATCAACAGCAGGCATGAACAAGAAATTTCAACTCAATCAACTCTTCGCCAGTTATGCGCAGTTCTGCAACTGCGCACCTGGTGCAGACACAAGCGCCGACTTCGACAGTCTTCAGGGCTCTGCCGTAGCTGCGCGCAAACGTATTGTTGCCATCATCGGCAACAATACGTTCTCAGATATTGTGAGCATCGAGGAAGAAGAGAGTGGCATCAAGGATTTTCTCCGCGCTGCCATGGCAAACCTTACGCTAGCTACCCAGATTATCTTCGATGCCGTGAACCGCAGGAAGAACGATATCAATCTCTACAAGTACGAGATGGAAGGCATGAAGCGTTCCTATATGGAGAACTACTTTAATGCGATGGATTCGTTGATTTCTGAACTTACTGAAGAGGTAAATGCCGATGATCCTTCCGATATCCGTCTTGCCATGGAAGACTGGCGCAAGACCAATTACTACAAGATGCTCAGCAAGCTGAAGGTGGTTACTGCCGATGAATTCGATGAAATTTATACTATTGACCTCTCGTATCTCTTCTTTTTCCGTTGCGTTCCTCTTCAGAAAGAGGTGCTCGACGAAAGCATAGGCGCCTACTTCGACCGTCTTGAACAGGGAGGAGAAGACCAGACGTTTGCTGAGTTTGCCCAGAAGGCGCTGCCTATGCTCAAGCGGGCTCTGGTGAAGAAGACCGTGGCGAAGGCTCTCAGACGTTTTGACATTCTGGAGTTCCCTGCCACCATCCGCAACCTCTTCGATGATAACACCGCCACCCGCTCTGGCAGCGACGAGACAAGCCGTGCGCTGCAGCTCGCCACACAGCTAGATGGAGAGGTGGAAGATCTGCTGCATAATGTGGATATGCTCCTCGATGCCCAGGAAGGAAACGATTTTCTTTCCTTCTCTGCCGAGAACCGTCCGGACGACAATATGTATTTAATGCCATAAGCTTATGAAAAAGACGATAACCGTAAGAGCAAACGGAATAGAACATGAAATTCCGAACTCGTGGGAACTACTCACTTCTGACCAGTATCTGAAGCTGGTGGAACTGCTTTCTCTTATGGAGAGTGGGCAGTTTTCCCCAGGTGCTGTAAAATGTCTGTTTCTCTGCTACATGAAGGGATGGAACCTGAACAAGATTAAGCGCGATGAGCGAACCCTTGAGAACTTCATGTCTATAGCCAGTCAGCTCTCGTTCATCTTCCAGGAGAAAGATGACAAGTTCGTGCTCGATCTCTGCTTCTGCAGCCAGCAGTTGCCGATTATCTTTATCGACAAGAAAGCCTATTATGGCTACGAGGTCAATACAGATTTCAAGTCGCTCACCTGTTCGCTCACGGCCCTTCAGTATATCGAGGCGCGCCAGCTGCTCGATATGGGCGAGGAAAGTCTTCCTCTGCTGGCTGCGATACTCTACTTCGACAAGGGAGTGTATTCCTCGGAAGAGGCGCAGAAACTCGCTCTGAAGTTCAAGAAACTGCCTGTCAACACACTCCGGGCGATAGCCTTAAACTTTACTGCAGTAAACAATTTCCTCTTCTCGAAGACAGAATTTTCCCTGCTTACCAAGTTCATACCGAAGGAGGGCAGCAGTATTACTACCGATGCAACCGATGCGCTCTACGATCTCTCCAAGGATGGACTGGGTAATGCCAGCCAGGTAGAACAGCTGAACGTGCTTACCTATCTCCGCATTCTCAGAAAGAAGACCATCGAGGGAGTAAAGAGCCTGAAGGCTACCGGTATGGAGTTGGCCAAGATAGCAGACGAGGTAGGATTACCTCTGGAGATAGTTAAAAAGATTATATAACCAAGGCGGGGAAACACTCTCTGCGACAAAATTATAAAAGCCTATGTTATTGGATTTATTCGAATATTTTGCCAAGTTTCCTGCTACTGCAGGAGTTACGAAGGGTATTGCCAACAAGGGCGAGAGCTGTATGGAAGAATATGCTACCGTGCTCAAGGCGATCAATAACCTGCCCGAGAAAGAACTGGTTCCGGAGATAGAAAACTATGTTTACGGCCAGTCGTTCGATGAACTGAAGCAACGCATCGATAAGCTTACCGGTTCCTTCCTGTTCGTAGATTACGGAGAAGTGGATATGCAGAGCGATGGGCGCCGGAGTTTCCAATGTACCCAGCGCATAGCCGTAACTGTAGCGATGAAGTTATCTGCCAATGCCGATATGCTCGAACGGGTCATAGCCAACGACCGCACCCTTCAGATGCTTTCGAAAGTTCATGCCCGTATCTTGGCAGATGTGGAGACAGAAGGACTCTACTGGATGGACCGTGAGAGTATTACTACCTGCGAGATTATTCCGTTCGTATCTGCAGAACTCCAGAGCTACGGCTGGACCCTCATGCTATCTGCCACAGGTGCAGATATCCTCGATGTTCACCGGATGTCGCGAGAGATGGCACGCTAGCGTCCTTTGCAGTTCCGGAATATTTGCGTAATTTTGCAATGTCTAAAAACATAAGGCGCCGAAATGTTATGAAACAATATAAACGTAATATACCGATGATAGCAATCACCTCGCTCCCTCTGACAGCTGTGTCGGAAGGTTTCCAGTATGTGTATCAGGACTGGGAATTCGCCAAGTGGATAGCGATAGCCATCTTTATTGATACCATCCTGGGTGTATGGAAACACCTTATCCACAAGGATGCGTCTAGCGAATCCTTCTTCTCCAGGTTCACGAAGAAGATTGTAATCTACATCTTCCTGATGGTCCTGAGTAATTTTGCAAGTCATGCCACCGTAGAGGGCTCTACTGTTGGCCCGATGCAATGGATAGGAACCTATATCTGCGTGTTTATGATGGTACGCGAGATATTCTCCATTATCGAGAACATACAGGCTATATATCCGATATTTCCGAGGAACTTCGTAAAGCACATGAAGGACTTCAACGACAAGGGAGATTACATCGGCGGCGGGCCTATCAACTTTTCAGAAAAAGATGCGCCCGATGATGCATCATAGGTATACATTATTATAATATATATAAAGGTATGGCAAGTAAAGCTCAATTAGCCTTCGCCCGTCAGGTGTATGCTGCGGCCGTGGAGGCAAAAACGGAAATTGATCCTGCCTTCGTTACTGCCCAGGCGATGCTTGAGACAGGATGGGGCTCCAGGGTTATCGGTAAGGCTAACCTCTTCGGTATTACCAAGGGCAGCCAATGGGACGGAGATATCGTCATGGTGAAGACTCACGAGTACTTCAAGACTCCTAGCCAGAAGTTCAAGGCGCCAGACAGCATCGTCTCCGTGTGCAAGGTAGCAGGTAAAAATCTCTGGTATTATACCGTGATGCGTGCCTTCAAGGATTTCGACTCAGTAGGCGACTGTCTGAAGGAACATGAACGTCTCTTCCAGAAGTCGGGTTATAAGGATGCCTGGCCATGCCGTAAGGATCCGTTCAAGTTTGCCCAGAAGATATGCGACGGGGTAGGGTGCAAGTACGCTACAGATCCTACGTACCTCACCACCATTACCTCGATTATCAAGACGATCCAGCGGAAGTGTGTATAAGTTTTAAGTGTTTTGTTGTTATTTGTTGTAAGTTGTGAATAGGTTTATAGGTTTTATTAAGGTTATTTTTCTAGTGCTGATTCCGCTCGCCCTGGTTGTGGCATTCAAGGAGTGTCACGACCTCAGAGGCGAGTCAGAGCGCACTAAAGAGAATCAGGATATCCTCCTTCACAACGGCAGGGTAGAGATAGGACGGACGCAGTCAGGCAGGCCAAGAGCTTCCGTGCAGGCGATCACGTTGAAGACGTCTGACCTGAAACGCAGTCCCGACTCTCTCCTTGCCGTTAACAGGAAGGAACTCAAGATAAAGAACAGCCGGATCATGGCGGCAGCTACAACCTCTACCACCACCCAGGTAGACGTGAAGGCAGCTATCCGGCCGGTTCCTCACGATACATGCAGTCGAAGTCTTTCCGGTCTTTACCGACCGCCCGACGTCTCGCAGACGGTTTCCTGGAGCGATCCATGGATAACCCTGCGGGGCGATATCGAGGGCGACAGCATGCAGGTGCATATCGAGAGTCGCGATACCCTCCAGATGGTTGTTCATCGTGTGCCGAAGAAGTTCCTCTTCTTCCGCTATGGGACCAAGGGTGTGCGCATGGAGGTGGTAAGTCAGAACCCGCACTCCCGGCTCTCTTATCCCAGGATTATCATGTTTAAGAAATAGTTTAAGTGTTTATAGGTATGTGTAGTTAGACTGAATTTTATATTAGATGTATCTTTTTTATACTCATGATTATTAGTTACAGTTATGATCTTCTAACATTGCACAAGCGTGTGTTCTAATTCTCATAAAGAAATCTATCGTTCTTGTTGTAGAGTACGGTATTTCAAGTTTATCAAAGTTATCAAAAAGCCCCGGTGCGAGATGCATCGGGGCTTTTTCTTGCTGTTTTCTGAAAATAATCAGCAAAATGTTTGATGGTTTCAAAGAAAAGAGTTATCTTTGCAGGCGGAATGAAGAAATAAACGATAGCTATTCGTAGGCAGGGCATGGTTTACGTGTGGCAACAGTTATAAGATGCAACTCGCTAACATGTGGCTCGTGCTGAAGGAATGCCCTCCGGATGCACGGGCCCTTTTTTATGATTATGAAACCAAACTACGATGAGGATGGTTGGCCAGAGGATCCGAACAGTTATCCGGATACATCAAGTCACGGGGAGAACCCCGAGAGAAGATAAGGCCAGCATGATGACCGTAGTCGTTGCGCTCACTATCACCGAGGCGATGATTGCGGTCATCGCTCGTTTTACGTGGCGGTTTCTTCTGTTAAGGCAGGCACGGTTATGCTCTGTGGCGTTATGAGTACGTCTGATGGATGATATCACGAGATGATGCAGGTATTCATCGTTTGCCTTTCCTTCATTCTGCAGACCCTTGTTCATGGCCACATCTACCAGATCGTCTCTCAGCATCGTGGCGGCATCATCGCCCGATGCCATGAAGTCATGTACCCACATCACCTTGCAGAACAGGATGAGCAACGCCACTCCGGTTCCCACCCATAGAGGGAGAGTGATTGTTATCAGCACCATGGTCATCTTTTCCGTGGCGAGGAAAGCCGTGAGGGCCATGAATACCGTCATAATGAAGCCTGCCAGCGTATAGTTGCGGTCTGTTGACTTGCGGTACTGCTCCAGGATGCTGCTGGCTCTCTGGTCTGCCCGTTCCAGCGCAAATCTGGCAAGCTCCATGCTGGCAAAGGATGCTGCCTTGTTACTTATTATCTTTTCCATACCTTATATATATTAATAGGTGAAACATTTCTTTTCTGCAAAGATACACTTTTTCCCGCTCATTTTCTACCTTTTCACATACAGAAAGCTTAAACATAGTTAATACTACGATTTTTCGTATAAAATATTTGGTTACTACGAAAAATTGTAGTATCTTTGCATTGTCTTAAAATAAAACGATATGAAGAAGATTTATGGAAGTAACAATGAAGCAGGCTAAGGACAGCACAGTAAAGCAGCGCATACAGGATATCCAGATGACGGTATCATGGCGCGAGATAGCACACGCCTATTTCGGAAAATCGGCATCATGGCTTTATCACAAGCTCGATGGCATTGACGGAAATGGCGGTGTAGGCGGTTTCACAGAAGAGGAGAAGGTTATGCTCCGTGGAGCACTTTGCGATGTTTCCAATCGCTTGCGTGCGGCTGCGGACAGGATATAATGAGGCTGGGGTCATCGTTCCCCATAAGACAGAAGTCGCCATAGCCTTGTGGCGCATCAGCCCCGGTGCAGCAGCGCATCGGGGCTTTTCATTCCCATTTTAAAGTTTTTTGTGTTAAATACCCGCTTTCGTTTGTTCTGTTCAGAAAATAACAGTATATTTGCACCATGAGAATTAGTAACAGAACGCGGACACTCAAAAATAAGGAAGATATGAGAATACTTAATAATTTACTGGAAGGGTTGATCAGTTTGGGAAGACTGGGCGGAGACAACAGCCTGTTCAACGATTATCTGAAGGGCGACAATGCTTCAGATCTGAGAAAGGACTGGGAGGCCATCGGTAATGATATGAGAAAGGTTATGAACTTAAAGCAGAAGTCGGCTTATGTCAGATAAGAAAGAATGTAGCGGAGAGATGATTCCTGCCAATATCAACGATATCCTGGAAAAAGCCCCGATGCAGCAGCGCATCGGGGCTTTTTCCGTGCCAAAATGTTAAAAATGAGTTAAACATAAAAGAAAGTTTATGTTTCGTTTGGTCATTAAAAGAATTTTATGTAACTTTGCATCGTGAATAGATAACTAGATGTTTAACAATTAAATTTTAAGCGTATGACACAAAAAGAGCTAGAGCAAGAAATTAAAAGAAAGGAAGACGAAATCAAGGCTCTTCTCGAACTGAAAGACTTGGTCTTCGATTATGAGAGACAGATTGATTTGAGACTCGCAGACCTTTCTAAGCTTTACAAGCAGAGAAAAAACTAAAAAGTCCTCCCCTAAGGGGGAGGTTCTTTAAACAATATAAATATTAAGAATATGGAGAATATTAAAGAATTAATGGCAGAGTACATGGCATTGGCTGGCAAGCAGGATGCCAAGAGCAAAGAGCGCAGAGACGAGATTCATCGCTATCTCAGCGCAAATGCTACAGAGGAGGATAAGAGATATATTAGTGAGGTGGTTGTCGATAGAGTCGCAAACCTGAAGCTGGAGGTGGCCACTTTGCGTGAGCAGCTTGCAGAGGCAGATTACAAGTTGCTTCCACTTCGATACATCGCACAGAAATATTTCGGCAAAAGCGCTGCATGGCTCTCTCAGCGTCTCAATGGCTCAGAGGTTCGTGGTCATGTTTATACGCTCAATTCCGAGCAGAAAGATATTTTCAATCGTGCCGTCCAGGAGATTGGACAACGCATTAGCTCTTTGCAGTTAGCATAGGGTTATCTATTCACACAATCACCCCCGACTTTGAGCTAAGTCGGGGGCTTTTTCATTCCCCTCCCTCCCCAAATCACCCAGATTTTATGCTCTACAGCATATTTAAGTGTTAATTATTCTCATCGTGAGAAAATTTCCCGATTTTTATTTGGCGGTTCCGGATTTTCTTCTTACCTTTGCCAACGCTTAACAGATGATTGTAGACAATCCGGCAGGGCGACCGTTTCGCCTATGGCTTCTGGCCGCAGGCTTTTTTTATGCCTAATCGGGAAAAATATTTTTCCTAACTGGGAAAATATATTTTCCTAACTGGAGAAATAATTCTCACAATAAATGGCGGCTGCATGAACCGTAGATTTGATAAGTCCTTCCGGATAAGTCATCATCTGTTAAGCAACGGGGAATGCAGCCGCCACCCTTTTGTACAATCGGCTGTTAATGCTTAACAGATGATGCAATATGCAGAATTCTATTTTGATTAGTGATGCTCAGGTGCGCCCTGCAGGCATCAGCGTAGAGGAGGGCATGAAGGCCCTCAAGTGTGAAATCAGGAAGCTCGCCAAGACCAAGAGCGAGACCTTCTCCTACCTTTGCGGGGAGGCGGTTACTTATGGCGAAGTAGCTGTGACCATGGCAGGTTTCTTCGCCTTCATGGCAGCAGCTGTATTAGGTGGCTTTCTTATGGGAGGGGAGGTGATGTAGTTATGGCAAAGAAAATATCAACCAAGCAGCTCCTGGAGGAGTATAAGCAGTTTTATCCGGACGTCACCACAACTACGTGCAGCGTGTCGTCTGAGAAAGATTCCTTCAGCGCCAAGACTGCCTTCGACCTGGCTCTAAAGATAGGTAATATGACTCATAGCTATCCGCTGTGGGTGCAGGTGGCCAAGAAGAAGATAGTCATCCTCAAGTCGAGAGAGTTCCTGGAGAACCTGGACAGGATGAAGAAGGGTACCAGGGTAAGATACTTCGACCCTCGCCATCCCGAATTCTGTTGTGAGGGAGTGGTAGCCAAGGACGGTGTCTTCTATTTTGGTGCGGCTCCTCAGATTTTCGTAGAGAGCGAAGAGTACGACGCAGATGGTAAAACCCCTGTTTTCGCAGTCTTCTGGCGCCCGGTAGAAGAAATGAGTGAAAAATAGCCAAACATCACTCATATGTTTGTCCTTTGACGTAAGGCAAGGATTTCGTATCTTTGCACCGAGAATTTTAACACAACAGAATTATGAGAACAATTAAGAACAAACATCGCAGGCGCACGCATCTGCTTGTTAATGTAGTACTGAGGACGTCCTGGTTTCAGTACACCGGCCGTCAGATGGGTCCGAACAAGACCGAGACAATGTGCTGGCTCGACTACAACCGCAGAGGCAGAATCCGCTGCTACAACGACAGGAAAAATGACCGTGCCGTCATCGTCTGGCTCGACGGCAGGTATTACTCAGCTCCTAATACGCGGGGCATATACCTGGAGAGAATCAGCATGAACATGGCAGAGTACAAACGATTAAATTCACATTAATAAAATGAGTAACGAAAAAGATATCAAGACCGTATTAGACGGAGCAGTAGAAACTGCTAAAGAGATAATGACAACTGAGATATTCCATGCTCAGCTAGTAAAGAACACAGAGGCTATCAATAAGGAGCGCGAGGAGTATGAGCATAAGCGCGCAGAACTTCAGCAGGACCTTGACGACCAGAAGACCTTCTGTTCGGTATCTAACCGTAAGCTTCAGACGGAAAAGCTGGAATACAAGATACAAGTCAACCGGCAACAGGAGATGTTTGATCAGACTGAGTGCAACATCCGAGAAACCCTCAGTCAGGCGAACAAGGAATTCAATGAGAAGTATGCTAAACTGAAAAGCGAGCATTCTCTGAAAAACCTGCAACTCCAGAACGAGCGCCACAGGATTTTCGAGGCTTACCGCAATTCGGGGGGGCAAACCTTGCCGAAGACTCTCAGCAGATGTACCCCGAAGGATGGTGCCGACCAAAGCCTAAAGATGGAGGAGCAGAATAATGGGAAATAAGAAAAGATATTCGGTTGGTATAAGTAAAGTCGGCGAAGGTGTCGATGCAGAACTTCCTGGCAACATGAAGTCACTCGGAACCATTCAGAAGGTTACCAAAGAGCTATGCGAGTGGCAAGGTCAGAACGATAAGCGAGCCTTCTTTCTGATAACTGCCAGCGAGAATGTTGATAATAATCTCGACCTGAATCTGGCAGTCGGCAGCGGCGGCGATGACAGGATGCTCGCCGTGATGATGCATGGAGCCATGAATGCCAGCGAGGACCTGCAGAAGGCTCTGCTCAGGGCTTGCAACTTGCAGGAGGAGGCCGATATAGATAACGATAGTAACAAACAATTTAATTAAGCAGATTATGGAAAATCAGAATAAAGATGCTGCAGCTAATGTTGCAGCCAACGTGGAGGAAGAAAGAAAGCACCCTATCTTTGAGGAGTGCGAGGTGATGGTTGCCGGTAAGCCGGCACGCGAACACATGCTCAGCATGAACGGCATGTACATCTCGGGCATTACCGACGAACAGCTCAAGGAGATGTTCGAGAAACTGGTCGAAGTGCTGTGGAACGAAAAAAGTAGTTTTCTAGTCTATCATGTAATAAAGTGACAAATAATTTAATTTAGTCAATTCTCTAACTAAGGATGGCTGCCCGTGAGGGTGGCCATTTTTTCTGGAGCATAAATTTGGTTTTTCAGAAAAAGTGGTGTATCTTTGCACCCGAGAATTAGTAACACATTAAAATATATAGATTATGTTAGATACTTTCTTTGGCTTCGTGCAGTTCGTGTCGTTCGTGATTGCGCTTGTTCTTGGACCGTTTGTTGTCGGCTCGAGGATGTTTGCAAAATGGCTTGTTTATCTGACTTTATGTACCATATTTACTCCTTTGTTTGGAATACTTATATACGTAAAGTTCTTCAGGTACTAGTCCTTTGCCATATACTCGCCTGTTATTATATTTGCATTGCTAATTAGTAATGTATAAAGAATATGGTAACAGACAGTCTTGTTAAAAAGAAATTTGTTCATGAGACTCTTCAGGAAGGTATCCTGAAGATATACTCCACACAGGAGAACGTGGTGCGCAGCAACTTCCAGCGCCGTACCGGAAGACTTCTCACCACGCTTTCCGCACACTCGTTCGACAGCCAGATTTCGGGCGAGAACCGCACCATCTTCGTGCGAATCCTTCCTTATCTCCGTTTCCTCGATATGCAATACCGCCAGCGCAACGACCGCATCAGCAAGTTCAAGCGCAGGAACCTTGCACTCTACAACCGTGTGGTATGGGGCGTGCTCTATCACGAGACGTTCCCTAAGCTCCGTTATGGCTTCACGGATGAGATACGCCAAGGCATCCGTCAGGAACTGGAAAAGTCACTCAACCCTCAAAAATCATAAGTTATGGCAAGTAAACATTTAACGGAAGACGAAATTCGCTACACCGTCGATGTGAAGGCGGCAGCAGCCCAAAAGGAAATATACCGGCTGGAGCAGCAGAGCAAGAAGCTGCGCTCCGAGAACAAGGCACGACTCAGCCAGATGATTCAGCTGGAGGCAGCTGGCAAGAAAGAGACTGATACCTACAAGAACCTCAAGAAGCAATATACCGAGACTGGTAAGGAAATTCGCAACCTTACCTCTCAGATAGGCGAGCAGACCAGTAAACTCAATGTGCTTGATATGACTATGAGTCAATTGAAGAAGCAGCAGAAAAGTTTGCAGAAGGAATTTGAAAACACCTCAAAAACGCTCAACCCAGAACTTTATGATATATTGGAGCAAAAGTTGCAAGAGGTAAGCAGTAGAATGACTGAATTGAAACAGAACGCTAAAAGTTTTGGTGAACTTGCGGCTAGCGACCAAGCTAACGGAATGCTATATGGTAACATGATGACCAAGGCAGCAGAACTCTTTGGTAGTTACGCACAAGGTTTCAAAGATTCCGTCAAAGAACTTATTGATGGTGGCTTGGAGATGGCAGAAACCGCCGATGGTGTGACCAAGGCTTTCAAGGATATGGATCAGCCTGACCTCTTGGAGAATCTTCGCAAGGCAACCAAGAACACAGTCAACGATGTGCAGTTGATGACGGCTGCCGTACAGGCTAACGATTTCCGCATTCCGCTGGAAGACCTGGGCAAGTATCTGGAGTTTGCACAGCTGAAGGCTCAGCAGACGGGTCAGTCGGTAGACTACATGACCAACAGCATCGTGACCGGTCTCGGCCGCAAATCTCCTCTAATCCTCGATAACCTGGGTATCTCTGCGGCAGAAATCTCAGAGAAGACCAAGGAGACGGGCGACTTCATGAAGGCTGTGGCAGAGATTGTGGATACCCAGCTTGCCGAGGCAGGAGAGACCTATATCAGCGCAGCCGACCGGGCAGCCCGGAAAACAGTAGAACTGCAGAACGCCCAGAAGGCTCTGGGAGACGAAATCCTCCCGCTCAAGGAACAATGGGATGATGCATACGCAGATATGCAGCTCAACACCATCAGTCTCATCTCCTGGTGCGTAAAGCATCAGGGCGTGGTGAAGACGCTCGGCATTCTGCTCACAGCCTTCACGGTTGTTGCGATTGCCACCAGCAACGCCATCAAGACGAATATCGTCGTGACCAAGGGTGCTGCCGCAGCACAGCAGGCATGGAACGTAATATGCGCTACCGGAACCGGACTTCTGAAGCTGCTGCAGGCAGGCTTCCTCCTGCTTACAGGTAGGGTTACTCAGGCAAAGGCAGCATGGGTATCGATGAACGCCACGATGAAGGCAAGCGTCTTCGGCCTGATTGCTGCAGGAGTAGCTCTCCTCGCCATGAAACTCTGGGATATGAAGAAGGCAGCCGATGCGTCAACGCTGGCACAGAAGGCACTCAACAATATCAGGGCAGAGGCACAGAAACAGGTGGTGGAGGAAAAACTGAAACTGGAGAACCTGATAAAGGTGGCGAAAGACGAGAAACTCTCCATGGACGAAAGATACAAGGCCGTGGACGCTCTCAACAAGATAGTTCCTCAATATAATGCTACCATCGACAAGACTACAAAGAAGTTTAAGGCATCGGATAAGGCTCTGAAGGCTTACATCAACAATCTGGTGAAACTCTATGAGGTACAGGGTGCTAAGAAGCAGATACAGAGTCTTGCCGAGCAGCGGGCCGAACTGGAGGTTAAACTTGCCGGCGCAAAGAAGAACCTTGCTGGCGCAAAATCAGCACAAGGCGTTTCTTATACAACATCTTGGGGCGCGGTAGGTAATACCCAGAGCGATGCAGTCGGTCACTTCCAGTCGCAGGTCAATTCGATATCGAATAGCATCAAACAACTCGATACGCAGATTAATACCATTACAGGCTCCTTTGGCAAGGATATCATGAAGCAGACCGTGAAGGAGTCGTCAGAACCGGAAGTTCCGGGCAGCGGCATCGGAGATGGTGGCGGAAAAGGGGGTGGCGGTCATACCGGAACCACAAATACCACCTCCAAGCCTAACCCAGATGATATCGCATCGAAGAGATTTTCAGAAAACCGACAGGCAGATATCGATGCAGCCAACCAGGACTATCAGCAGGATGTGAACAACTGGGAAATGGCTCTCGCCCGGAAAAAGGTATCTCAAGAGAAATACGATCTCGCCATGCAGGCTCTGAAGACCCAGCATACCGCCAACATCCTCGCCATCGAAACCTCGTATAGCGAGCAGTCGCAGAATATCGGAATTGCGGATGGCGCAAAGAAGAAATCACTCCAGGAGAAACAGCAGGCGAACCTCCGGGCTGCAGAACAGGCTCATTTCGAGCAGCAAGTGACAGTAGAACAGGCTTATCAGGACGCCCTGGCAAAGGTGATGGAGCAAGGGGAGACGCAACAGGAACTGACCCTGGAACAGCAACGCGACCAGAAACTGGAAGTTCTGAAGGGATATTATCAGGCTGCGCTCAATATGGCCAAGCAGAACGGGGAAGATACTGCCCAGCTGGAGAAGGCATATAAGGATATACAGACTCAGATAGAGAAGGAGTATATTACGAAACAAAAAGAACTGCTTGACGAACAGGATGAAAAGAAGAAGCAGGCAAGGCAGGCTCTCGGTTTCGACCAGCAGAGCGAATACGACCGGCAACTGCAGCAACTGAAGCAGGCACTCGATAACCAGTATATCACTCAGCAGGAACACGAGCAGAGAGTGCAGCAGCTGAAGAAAGAGTCCTTCATGAAACAGGCTCAGTACTATACAAATCTCTTCAGTAATGCCGTGACTTCGCTGCAGAATGCCGAGATGGCGAATGTCGATGCAAAGTATGACGCAGAAATCAAGGCTGCCGAGGGCAATACCGCACTCCAGGAGAAACTGGAGAAGAAAAAAGCCAACGAGAAACTGAAGATACAGAAAAAGTATGCTGACGTGAACTTCGCCATGCAGGTAGCTCAGATTATCTCTAATACTGCAGTATCTATCATGAAGGCGTACAGCGAGTTGGGTCCGATTGCCGGAAGTGTTGCTGCAGCCCTGATGGGTGTGACCGGTGCAGCCCAGCTGGCTGTGGCAAATGCTGAGCGCCAGAAGGTAAAGCGTATGACCCTCAACGGATCAGCCAGCGGAACCAGTTCTGCCGGCTCCCGTGTGGCAAGCGGCCGCGAGAGTGGCGGACGTATCGATGTAGAGCGTGAGCAGGACGGCAAGGACTTCAACGCCGAATATGCACCAGGTAAGCGCGGATACGTAGATCATCCTACCGTCATCGTGGGCGAGGGACCTAGAGGCAAGAGCAAGGAGTGGGTGGCATCGAATGCAGCCCTGGAGAACCCTACCATCGCCCCGCTCATCAACCTGATGGATGCAGCCCAGCGAGCCGGACAGATAAGAACCTTCGATATGAGCAAGTATCTGATGGCCATGCAGGGCAGGGCGCTGGGTGGAAGCATCGCCCGCCAGTCCGCCCGGACCAGTCAGGAAATCGCTCCGGGAGGGGCAGATTTTTACGTCCGGACGCAGGAATCTGCGCATCGCGATGCAGGAAATGCTACGTCGGGACGCAATAATGACGAGCTTCTGGAGCTGCTCAGAGAGCTCAAGAGAGACGGAATTCGCTCGTTCGTGTCACTCTCGGATTTGGACGCCAAACAGGAACTGAGAAACCAGGCGAGAAAGTTTGCTAAAAAATAAAATCTTCTGAACATGAAAATAACAAATCTGGATAAAGGAAAGGCCTACCAGCTCGGCGAAGGCGCCAAGCTGGAGGTAGAACGTACCAACCCGTTCTTCAACGATTACGGGGAAACGACCTCCCCGTTGGATATTCCGGCAAGCGATTACAACCGCATGATACTGAACTATCCCGATACCTTCGGGATGAGAGACAAGATGGTGGCTACGAACGTAAGCATCGAAGACGGCGAGTATTTCGCCCAATGCCGACAGATAGTTCTCTCGGCACAGCACAAGGGAAATATCTCCTCTTCCTTCTATATCAACGACGGGTCCTTCTACTCGAAGATACAGAACGTTAAGCTGAAGAGCATTTTCAAGGACGAGATGATACCGGGGTGCACGACCGTAGACGAGTGCATCGAGTTCTGCAGATCTCTCGTAGGTGGCAAAAACGAGAACTATGATATCTTCCCGGTTCTGCTTACCGATGACTCAGGCATGGACAAGGAATATACCTATAAGATACTGAACAAGCTGGGCAGGCTTCAGAAACTTCCTAAAGCCAACTACTGGAGATACAAGGAAGGTGGCGGCTACGAGTATGTGGCTGCCCCGGAAAAATTCGGAGTAGTTCTCTGCAACACGGGAGACAATACCTTCTGGAACACGTATCCGGTTACGGAATATGTAAACGAAATACCGATCAGCCTGGATAAGGGCTATTATATATCCCCGTTCATCCGTGCCAACTATGTTCTCAAGCGGGTATTCAAGTACTTCGGTTATGACCTCAAGGAGAATTTCTTTACTAAGACGGAACCATTTAATAAGATGGTGTTGCTTAATAATGTGATAGACGTGATGGTGAACGGACATATCCGCATCGAGGACCTTCTTCCGGACGTGTCGGTATCAGATTTCCTCTCAGTTTTTCGGAAAAAGTTTCTCTGTGAGTTCGTTTCCGACGAGGGGACCCATACTGCAGATATCATCTTCCTGAGAGATGTGGCAGATAGCACTCCAGTTGCGGATCTCACCCGCCAGATGACCGAAGAGCCTACCTTGTCATATAAGGCTGCATCCGATTACAAGCGCGTGGTCCTGCGTGCGAAACACCAGGCAGATAGCGATGCAGAAGACAGCTATGACGATATCAAGGATATGGTAGCGAAGAATTCTGGCGCCTACTTCAGTAATGAAGAAGGTTGTTTCTACAAGGACGGATTTTACGGTAGCTATAAGGTGAAAACCAAAATAGGGGAGTGTTCCCAGAGTTACGATGCCGGCGAAGATGATATTGATACACAAGACGTGGAGATACCGGAGATGATACCGGAAGTAAGAATGCTGCAGTATAAGCAGGAAGCGGACGGAGAGACTATCACGAGAGATATGGGCAGATGGCTGTATATCGGAGATTACGCTACGCTCAACTCTTCGATGAAGGTGGCAACGGAAGACAATTCAGAAACCAGCGAAGATACAGTCACAACTCCCGTCATGCTCGCCTTCCCATACATGGGAACCGATAACATGCCTTGCGGAACCGTGACGGCATACGATATTCATGTATCAGTTTCGGATAAATTCGGTACGCATCGGCCAGCAGATCCTACGCCCCGTAAACTGTTCGACTATTCCCTGGTGTATAATGGCAAGGACGGCATCTTTGAAAAGTTCTACCGGCAGTATGATCTCCTGCTCAGGAATTCACTCCAGGAACTCAAGGTTAAACTGCTCCTCTCCCAGTCGCAGAAGCAGAATCTTCCTTCTTACGCAAAGGTTGTGATCAGAGGCGTGAGTTTCTTCTTCAATAAATTGAAGTTCACTCTCGGAGGAAAGAGTGAACCAACGGAAAGCGAGCTCAGAACCATCGCTCTCACTACTCCTGTTAACGAGGCAGAGAGTCTGGAAGCCGTAATGCCGGCGATGAACTGCGAATATGAGTGGCTCGGATTCGAAGAGACGGTTGAGGTATCTGAGGATGATTACAGGAATTCCGGAGATGACAAGGACCGTACCTTCAAGATTATCTATCCTCCACTCCCTTCGGCTGAGTATGTTGGCCAGAAGTATGGCCTGCAGAAATCTTTCGTGAGTCAGAAAACCCGACACGCAACGATGTTCCGTCACAGCAAATGGGTGTACCATTGCACGACTACCTGGTTGGAGTGTATCAAGGTGTAAAGGCTTTCAGTCCTTTGCCATGTACCTGTATTATCTTAATTTTGTGATAAAAATAAAACAAGATTAAGATGATACAGGTTTTATTATATCCAGATGCTCTGAGCATGGTAGGCTCCATGAATGCCTTCGAGATATACAGCAGCTCGAAGACAGATGTGGTTTTCGCCCTACGGTATCAGGGCTCAAGCGCAAATATCGTCCAGCATACCTATACGCCGAACGATAAAAACCGAGTTACGGTGTCCGTCAAGGATATCATCCTTCCCCTGCTCAGTTTCGAGGTGAAGGACAGTATTGAACCTTATATCCAGCCGAATATCATGAAAGCCTTTGTGGCAACGGTTTACGAGGTTGGCAGCGAAGACAGCAAGAAGGAGATTTCCTTCTCCGTGATACGTGCCGGAGTAGACCGGTTGGCAGATTCGGCTGCCAATTTTCTGAAAACCAATTTCCTCACCTGGCAGCCGCAAAGGAAAGAGGTAACCTATTACTCTCCGGAATTTCTCACTTACTATGCAGCTGAAGCTAGCGAGGTAAAGTGTAAGGCATATATACCGGACGGACACGGCTACGAAGAGAAGATATTGACGCTGGCAAGCCTAGAGGCAGGAAAGGTATATACTGTTCCGGTGCAATACGCCATCATCGCCAAACTGTTAGGCGATGGCATTCTGCCACATGTTTACGAAATCTGGGTAGAGCAGGCCGGAGAGCGGGTTACCTACGTACAGCAATACTTTGCCGGTGGCATGAAGAGCGAGGAAGAAGAATGGTTCCTGTTCGAGAATTCGCTGGGAGGTATAGACTGTTTCCGTGCTTACGGCAACAGCGAAAATACTGCAGAACATACACATAATGTGGCAGAAATAGAGGAAGACTCCGAAGAATACCGCGTAGATACCACCCGAAAATTCAAGAAGAATACCGGGTTCCTGGATAAGAAAGAGCGCCAATGGCTACTCGATTTCTTCCCGTCTCTGGGCAAGTATGTTTACCATGGTAGTGCTCTCAGGAAGATAACCGTTATCGAGAGCGATGTGAACTACGAGGCGAAGGAACTGCCTTCAGACTACACCTTCACCTACAAATATTCAGATGCCCGTCCGTATCTGAATATTTCACGCTCGGAAGTAGGAAGCTTCAAGCAGCTGAATATCCAGCTTCCGGATCTGGGAAATTTTACTATCGCCCCGCGACTTGTTGAATGCCAAAGGCTGACGCTCAGTAGCGGGGCTCTCTTCCCGGTCCAGAACCCATATTCAGAAGAGTGGGGAGTAACTACGCTGGCAGCTATCTTCACCCAGCTTGTAGGGCAACTGTCCAGTTCTTATACTGGCGGAGGTGGCGTTGGTCATAGTCATAAGAATATCGATGTGCTGGACGCCCTATCGGAATTCAACGGATATATTACCTATCTCGACAAGAAAATCAAGGCAGGATATGCCGATGAAAGCGATGATTTTTCTGAAAATGGCAAGGCTAGCAAGAAAATACTCCGCAAGGATATCGAAGATACGGCAAGCGCTCTGATCAAGTTTCTTTCAGGTGCACAGTTTGGTGGTTTTATTCCTGGAATACTTACAGGTTCGGGAGGACGTATCGATGAACGTGGAAACGCTGAGTTCGAGAGTATTACATCTCGCAGTTCCATCATCGCCAAGGAGCTTATCGTCAACCGCCAAACGGCAATGGAGAGCAATTTTGTGTTTACCGAATCCGGACTGGTTGACTCTGTAGAAGAGAATGCTCCCGCTACTGCAGGCGACAATATTACCTATACTCTGCAGCTGCAGAAACGGTGGGAAGGCGATTTTACTGCCTTTAAGGAAAACGATGTTATCCTGGCATCTGTCAACGCTCTCGCTACTGGCGGTAAATATTACGATATGTGGATGAGAGTCCTGTCTGTCAATACCGTCAAGAATACCATCGAGGTAGTATGCTATCCAGACAGCGAGGTTCCTTCTGGGGCAAATCATCATCCCTGCGAGCTGGCCAGGCTGATCCGATGGGGTAATGCTACAGATGAAGACCGGCAGAGTTGCTGGTATATTTCATCTTCAGAGGGCTTACTCGTATGGCTCGATCATGTTACTAAGCCTATCATTGATAAGAGCAATTATTCCCTGGCTATCGGTAAGCTTCCGGACGCGCTGCACTTCGTCTTCGCTAACTATCCTTTGGCCGACAAGCGTGATGGAGCCTTCTACGCTAAATATTTGGCGGTTCAGAACATCATCCGTACAGATTACCAGGGCAACGTTAAGCAGGATGTTGTTGACCGCGGAAAATGGTCGCTCGATATCGCGAAGAGTGAGGAACCTTACAGGTGTATCGCTACTGAAGTACATGACGTATGGCACTACGGTTGCCGGTGGCGCTGTCTGGAAGACAAGACTCAGGCAGAGCCTAAATATGCAAGTACAGGCTGGGCGTTTGTTGAGGGTAATCCGGAATTCAAGGTCGAGATGACATCTGCTCAAGGATGGAGCTTTGATTGTGACGAAATTTCCAAACTCAACGATGAAGGCCAATATAACGTTTTTACCACGCTTTCGTTCAAAGCTACTCTCTATAACCGGTCGGTTAATGACTATGTTGAAGCAAAAAGAGTTATATGGACCAGAGATACCGGTAATGTACAGGAAGATAACGCCTGGGCTATCGAGCATGCTGATGCAGGCTTTGCCGTTCCGATTACCTGGAAGGATCTCGGAACCAACGCAGACGAGAGGTGGAGTTGCAAGTTCAAGGTCGAAGTGGAACTCCTGGAAGAGACGGTCCAGCCATCTCGCTCAAGAGTTGCCTATGCAGAATCTTCGATATTTGTGTAATCTTTAAATAATTTATTGATATGGTAATGATAATCGGTTCTAAAACCAGAAAGTTAAGTGTAAAATACACTCCGCTGGACGCGATCTGCGAGATTGTTCCTTACGGAGGAGTTCCTGACCGGCAGGCATATAATAGCCGTGATGGAGGCTGGAGCCCTAACTATAAGACCGGCGCCCACCTCTGTCTCTTTCCTCATTGTAATGCCATCAATCCGAATTCGGAGACGGTAAAGGCTTATGTGAATGACGAGCTGACTTCTATCGCATGGTACGAGCTGGTATACAATTCAGCTTCGAAAAAGTACGTCCGTGGAACTCAGATTTCGACAGGAGATGATTATGAAATCATCGGAGACTCTTCCGACGGACTTGTTAAGGGTATGCTTATCGTTAAGAGGAATTCGTCTGTTAATGATCCTATCAGACTGGAATTCGAAGCATCGTATACCAATCCGCTATCGAAACAGGTAATCCGGTATCTCGGGCAGAAGACCGTCTTCTGTGATGATACGGAGCGGCCTATTCCGGTGCTTCACGTGACCCCTATGGTATCTGTATGGAATCCGCTTACCGATGCGAAGAACGTTACATTCGAGGCTATGCTGACGGACGGAAAAACAGATGTGACAAACAGCAAGAATACTCGCTTCTTCTGGTATCGCAAGACCAATATTTCCGGCGAAACCTATTCTCTGGAACTGATTACGGGTTCCGCAGATAAGGATATCGATGTGGTATCACTCCCTACAAAGACGGCGGTAGTCGATGGTAAGGAAGTGGCGGTTTCAGGCAACAAGTTAACTATCGACCAAGACCTGATAGGCGATGCAGAATATTACGTATGCAAAGCTATGTACAGGGTTGACGGATTGAAATCGAGCGATTCCCTGAGCGATACAGATCCGAGCGAAGAGTTTGCTGCCTTGAGAAAAATGCCGGCATACGATCCGTCTTATTCCGGGGTTGGCAATACAGACGATGAGAATCTGTCGTACATCAATCCGACGGCTCATCTCTTTGTAAAAAACACGGAGATAAATAACATTGAGGAATTCTTTAAAATTCGGTGGCACGTAAAGAATCCTGGTGATTCTGACTTTAAAGTCGTAGCGGAAGGCCTGAGTCCGAAGATACCATTCGTTAATGGCATGGCTATTAAAAATACAATGGAAGATCTGGGAGCGACTAAAATCTTCGTTGACGATAACGGCAATTATCTGGTTGATGAAGACGGGGCTATCATAGTGGGTAAGTAATTGTTTAATCTTTAATTTATAGAAGTATGATTTATTATATCAAGGTGACACCTGAGGTTGCAAAAAGATTCTGCAACCCGGTACTTAGAAACAGAACAAAGGATGGAAATATCCTGCTCTGGATGGGCGACTTGAACCAGGTTCCTGGTGATACGCTCAAGGAACGGGCCAACTATGTAGGAGGCGCGCTTCTGACAACCAATCAGGCTAACGATGAATACTGGGGTTATACTGAAGACCTTGCTGGGTGTTACACTCCAGACTATTTCGGAGGGCAGAAAGATAACGATACATCGGGCTCTGAGGCTACAGACAAAGGTTCTGAAGAAACTTCAGAGGATGACGAAGCAGACGGTAACAATAAAGAAAAGGAGGCTTAATTATGGGAAATAAAGCGCAGGCGGTAGGTTCCGTAGAATACACTAAACAGGGTGGAACCTACTTTATTAAGATGGTAAGTGATTTCGGCGATATCCGTCAGAAATACGCATCATACGATGTTAACAATAACGCGGCATCTGGAATAGTACCGGATTTTACAAACCCGGTACAACAGCCTACTATTGAGGCTTACATAACGAACAGTAAGAAAGGTGCCGAGGTGTACCCGAACAATGCTAAGTGGACAGCCAACGGTGTCGAACTTACATTCGGGGCAGACGGTATCTCTACACAGAATTTCTACGGAGAGACCGGACACTTCAAGTATATCGCGGCTGACGCGAAAAAGAAGACAAGAGCCGGACTCAAGATTCTCAAGAATCTTGTCGTTCCATTCAATGCGACTCCGGTGCTTATCGAGTTCGTTGGAACCGTTGCCGATGGCAATCACCATAAGAAGATACCAGGTTCTTACACCATTCCTGTCCTGGAAAGTACCTCGAATGGTATGATGGTTCGCATATCGGCAAGCAATGGAGGCATTCTTGATAAGGATCATGCAAGCATCAAACTGAAGGCAAACATCGATGATACTGGTGGAGCTATTATCAGTAACCCGACCTATGCCTGGGAAGCAACAGGTGATTCCGGAGATTTCGAGGCTTTGGGCGTTGGGTATACTGGTAAGGAAATCACGGTAAATCTGACAGATGTAAGCAACGCGAGACTCTACAAGGTTACCGTAGCCGGCATCGGTTCAGATATCCAAAGAGTGGAGGACCATACGGACGAACTTAGAGTTGTTCCTAATCCAACCCCGCCGGAGGAAGAAATCATAGAGGGTTCGAATGGTAATGTAACCTGGGCTCCAAAGATGTATCGCGGAGAAACCTTAATCAACTCGGGGGTTACGTTCGCTATGAAATTCTACAATCCGGCGGGTACTCCGATTAATGTCGCTACGCCATTCCGTATTACAGAGGATGAGGTGGCGCAGAATGGAGGCGCAAATTATGTTATAACAGGTTTAATTCAGTAATAATGAATCATGATAGAAGTAGCATCATGTGTAGGCACGGTTAAATATATCAGAAGAGGTATCAGCGCAATTTCTTACGAGATTGCGCTAGATACTAATTCTGTTACAGCGGATGGCAACACGGGTAAATTCCTGACTACAAAGCTCGGCAAATACCACTTCTTAAAACATACTGGTAACAAGACCGAAGATTGCACCGATGTTCTCGAAACTTTCAACTTCCTTGTCCTTCCTATCGATAAAAACGGATCCGTATTGATTAATGGCCGCATTTCAGGCGGTGCATCCGGAGATATATATGATCCGTTTTTTGATGAAAGTATCAAGGAAGAAGATGTTTCACAGATAAAGTTCTTCTGGTATAGTGCGCCCGTTGCTGAAGCCGGTAACTTTAATTACATAAAAGCTCTTACCGATTCGCAGGGTGTTCCGGCAAAAAACATGCCGTTCACTATTCTTGCTAGCAACACCTTCCTGGTAGTGCGTCAGGGAGCAGATGGGCCCCAAGGCCCCCCTGGCGCAGCTGGCTCTCGTGGCAGCAGCGGACCGGTATGGCGGCAGCATGTAGGTTTCGTATCGGCTACAGCCGATGCACCTTATCAGTATTATACCGGCAGCAACGATGAAAGGTTTATCGATGTGGTGCTGATAGGTAAGGTTTGGTATCGCTGTCTTCAATCATATAAATCCACCGGTACAGCCGATGCCCGCAACACCCCGACCAATGCCGAGTTTGCGAAGTATTGGACCTCTGCCGATATGGCTGGCTTCACCTTCATTGCCACCCAGTTTCTTTTGGCAGATAATGCCAAGATTAATCTGTTTGGGTCGAATGAGATAAACCTGTACAGTTCAGATGCGGAAGGTAAGATTTTCGCTTCGTTCAGAGTTCCGAACGGGAATGGTGACGACTCCCAGTATGCGTTATGGCTCGGTGCAGAGACCGGTGCTGCCGCTCCGTTCTCCGTAACAAAAGCGGGTCACGCCAAAGCTGCAGATGTAGATATAAGTGGAAAGATTACGGCAATATCTGGCGCTATCGGTAATTTCGTGATTGCTGACGGTTCGATTAAATTCGTATCGTCAACGAAGACTTGCGAAATATGCACTAACTATGTGCAGTATGTTGACGCATCAAAAAAACAGTCTCTTTATTTCGGATATGGAGATTCCGGAGTGAAGGCTCAGTTGACCGCAAAAGATAGCGATGATAAAGACATGTCGTGCGCGATGGTCTCCGGTGAAGACGATGTTGGCAAAAATAAGATTGTTGCATTCACAACAGCAATGACAGGCTACACTTCGAAGTTAACACCGTACGAACTTATGGTTGGAGATTATTACCACAATTACGTACAAATTAGAGTGGCAAACGATGTGAGTAATTTCGGTACTCACAGAATAAGTCTACCGACTATCGGAATAAAGTGCATCGTTGACAAGAAGGCAAGTACGTTATACCTTGCTCTTGCTGGTATACCTTCGGGAAGACCATCGACAAAAATCAATGGAATGATATACGAAGAAAACGGATATTTGAAAATTTACAAAGGTTAAGTAAGAATATGAAACGAAATTTAGAAAATGTAGAGATCTTTACCTCAATCGACAAGTCGTCTTGCCAGGTAGTGAATCTTCGCAAGAGTATTGCCAACCTTATCTATAACCAGGGTAATGGCCTAGGCTTAGAGGGTACGGCCCTCGCAATGAAGATGTGGAACGGCAATGCCGATACCGAGTATAATGAGCGCGAGGTAGAAATCATCCGCGCAACAGTAGAGCGCTGCTGCGCCCCTTGCGTAATCGAGGCGGTAAGTCGCATCTTTACCGACGGCAAGGAAGAGAATAAGTAATTAATGTATTAATTTTAAATTATAAAAGTTATGGGAATCCAAACAAAAAAAATTAGTGCCTGGCTCAGCGCTAACGGCCAGGCCGTTACTAACGCAAGCAAAAACTCAATGATCGAGGCTATTAATGCCAGTTCATTACAGATGTACGACGGCGTATTCATCATGTATCATCGCTTGAAAGATGGTTTTCCTTTGGCGGTTAGAGTCAGCGACTGGCCTGCACTTCAGTCAGCTGGACAGATTGCCGATGGTGTGCTGCTCGTAGAGGGTGGTAAGCATGTCGTTGTCGCTCCGACTGAGGCAAGCAATGGTCTTCCATGGAGTTCTAAGCCTACCAAGATTAAAGACTCTAAGGGCAACGATGCAAGCAAGGGTGATGGTGTCCAAATAAGCGGTGTAACCACAACGGGCGACAGATTAACCGCATTTGCCGACTTCACCGGTAAGGCGAACACGGCAGCCATCATCAAGGCGAGCACAACAACGAATATCACCAACACAGCAGATTATGCTCCTGGTTTCTGCAATAAGTATGCGCGCGCCAACGCTAACAACAAAGGCCTGCTCGCAGGCTCATGGTGGCTGCCTTCTCTCGCGGAACTTGCCTTGATTTGGGCAAACTTCGATAAGGTAAACTACGCCCTGTCTAAGATTACTGGTGCTACTCAGTTACAGAAGACCTGGTACTGGTCTAGCACCCAGGGCTCGGCGGATGGCGCTTGGAACTTGGGTCTGAGCGATGGCAACATGTACTCCAACTATAAGTTCAACCAGACCAGAGTTCGCCCGGTGTCAGCATTTTTATGGTAGTTAGTAGTTAGTTCTTTAATCCTCCCACGCCCTTAGGGGCGTGGGTTTAGCAAGTTCTCATAAAGAAAGGTATTTAAAATGACAGCAAAGATAGCAAGCAAGACTGAAATATATAGAAAAACAAAGAAGTTCCTGAATGAGGTGATTTACATCATCAAAGATTTTCCGAAAGAACAGAGATATGTGGTTGGAGACAGAATCGAACGCACAGCAATCGATTCTCTTCATATTATCGCAAGAGTCTATATGGGAAGAGATCTGGAGGCGAGAATCGCCGATATGGTCGAACTGCAATCTAACCTGGAATTACTGAATACTCTGATTGAGATAGCTGGAGAACATCAGTGGATAAAAGGCAAGGGTAAGTTAGCTAACTTACTCCTGCTGATGGATAGCATAGGACGGCAAAGTACAGCATGGAAGGGTTCGCTTATCAAAGCCTTAAAAAGGTCAGAGAGTGAACGTAGTCAGAGCTAGGGAGGTAAGTCCAAACTAGGAGAACTGTCTTCTTGATAAATGGGCCACAACCATCATACATGGTAAAGAATAAGATATGTGGCGTTAACCCAGAACTCGGCGGATAACGCTTGGAACTTGAATCTGAGCGATGGCAACATGAACACCAACTATAAGTTCAACCAGAACAGAGTTCGCCCGGTGTCAGCATTAATTAGGAAGACGTATTCATATAAAATAAGAAAATAAAAATGATAGATTTCGAAACGATTCTAGAAGCATATTTCGACTGCCGGAAAAGAAAACGGAGCACAGTCGGCGCTACGGAGTTCGAGCTTAATTACGTTCACAATCTCGTTGAACTGATGAATGAAGTTAACTCGCGTCAGTATAGGATCGGAAAGTCTATCTGCTTTGTCGTCCGCTATCCTCGCTATCGCGAAGTGTTCGCAGGCGATTTCCGAGACCGCATTATCCATCACTATATCGCGCTGAGACTTGAACCGCTTTTTGAGCAGATATTCTGCGACAGAACGTATAACTGCCGCAAAGGTAAAGGTCAGCTTGCTGGCGTCACTCAACTGGCGGAAGACATACGCGAAGAGAGCGGGAATTACACCCAGGATGCCTACGTGATGAAGGTTGATCTGAAGGGATTCTTTATGAGTATCATCAAGTCTAAGTTGGCGAAGATGATAGATGATTTTATCGTCGAACACTATGAAGGTGATGATAAAGAGGATCTCAGATGGTTGTGTAAACTTGTCATTATGCACAGGCCTGAACTTAACTGTGAGCGAAGGAGTCCTCTGTGGATGTGGAATCATATCCCTAAAGAGAAGTCTCTATTCACTAACGGTGAAGACAGAGGTATCGCTATCGGTAATCTGTTCGCTCAGCTGTTCGCCAACTTCTTGCTGAATACTATCGACTGGAAGATTGATGCGGTATGCGTAAGACATGACAGGTATGTGGACGATATATCTTTTGTAAGCAGGGATAAAGCGAAGTTGCTGGCCATTATTCCTATGTTGAGGGAAGAACTCGGAAAGCTCGGATTGCGGCTTAACGAGAAGAAAACTTATATTCAACATTACTCTAAGGGTGTCAAGTTTACGGGCGCCATCATTAAACCTGGCAGAATCTATGTAGCCAATCATACTGTTAATAGTTTTGCGCTAGCGGTAGGAAGATTAGGAAGGGCCGCAGAAAATGGAGTGATAGATGATATGGTCAAGGAAATAGCTTCAGTCAACTCGTATCTCGGCATCATGTCGCATTACAATGAATATGCGACTAAGAGAAGAATTATGGCTCAACTCCCGCCAAAGTTTTATGAGTACTGCTATATTGAAGGGCACTTCGAGGTTGTGAAACTAAAATATAAATAACCCGTTGGCGGAATTAATTTAGCGCATACTTAACCCTGCCAATCGGTCTGT